TCTGTAACTACAGCTGCAGTCGTTAGAGAAGAAAAGAAACAAGAGGAGAAAACAGATGCTGCTAGCACTAGTACTACATCGTCATCAAATAATCAAACTGCTTCATCGCAGGAAAGCAAATCTTCTGGCGAACAACCAAAAACAGCAAGACAAGAATTACAAGAAAGAAGAGTCGCTGCAGCGAGAGCCAATGCTGTTGAGCAAGGAAAAAATCTAGCAGGGACTATTGGGCAAGCAGCAAGTATAGAGCAACAGGTGGCAGTTCAAAATGTTGTAATAGCAGCAATGGGTTACACTCCAGGTTTTGATGTATACAACAGAGCATTTATGCCTGATGGTGTAGGATATAAACCTTTTACAATTTACAATAATCAACGAAATATTGACAATCCTGCAGGCAGAAGATTTATGACAGGATCTGATAGACTACATACTGAAATGGTTGATGCACAGTATAATCGATGAGTACTTTATTTGAATCGTTTATGGTGTTTTATCTTATTGAAGTGTTTGTATTGATCTCGGTATTCATTTGGTATTACAAAGAACCTAAACAGGTAGAAAAGAAAATACATGATCCTTGGGGGATCTGGAAAGACATAGGGAAGTAAAATGACAGAAGAAATCAAAGATGTAAATAAAAAAATTGATGCAGCAGAAGCTGCTGTTAAAAAGTATGCTAGTAAAGATACAGTCATTAGTATTGGTGGTTATGAATTCACACCAGCAAAACTAATGGTGGCATTTACAATTGTATCCTCTATTCTTGGTGGTTTGTATGGAGCATTTGAAGTATACAAGTCATATCAAGACATGAAGACTAAGATCGAAAAATATGTAGCACCAGATCTCACTGAGATCGAAAAAAAATTGGCTATTGTAGAAGAGAACTCACAAAAGTCCTCTGATTACACTCGTGATATTAAAAATGACCTTAAAAATGACATTCGTCGTTTAGAAGGTGTAGTTGAATCTGTAGAGCGTAGTTCTAAACAAGCACAGCGTGAAACAGAACAAGATGTTCGTCAACTACGAAAAGAAATAGATAGTAAGATTCAAAAAGCATTAGACAATCCATTGGCAGGAAAATAATTATAAGGAATTGCCATGAATGATAAAAAATTATTCAAGTGGGTAGTATTACTGCTCTTAGCTCCAATTGGTCTGGCATATTTTGGTGGAGATCGTTTTAGATATCCTTGCCAAGACCCAGCTAATTGGGATAAAGAGATGTGTAAGAAACCATTATGCGATGTGACTCGTACATGTCCAGAGCATATCTTTAAAGGTGGAAGAGATCCTAGACTTGGTCCACCATCTGATCAAGTACCACAAGGTTCTACACCAGCACCAACTACAGGAGTGAATTGCAAATGAACGACCAACCATTTATGTATACAGAAGAGCAGTTAATGGCTCGTCTGAAATTCTTTATTGGAATTTGCTTAGCATTAACATTAACTGGAATCGTGTTTGTGGTTCTATATTCTATTATTTTTGTGACACAACCATTAAACGCTATCAGTCCTATTGACCAAAAGTTTTTTGAGTTAATTATTCCTATTGCTACATTCTTGACTGGTACTTTATCTGGTATCATGCTTGCTGGTGGAGATAAAGAGGCACAGAAAGAAGCATTGAAGGCAGCAAATGCAGGATGGTCTAGACCACCATCAGCACCAAGTACACCACCAACTGGTGGAATGCCACCACGACCATCTATGCCATCACTCGGTGGTATGATGAGTGGAGTTGCAAATGCTGCAACTGGTTTTGGTATGGGTACACCACCACAAATGATGACTCGTATGCCAGATCTAGAGCCTGGAGATCCAACTCACAGAAATTTCAGAAATGACTAATCTCTACGACTTTTGGGTTTGGTGGTTTTTACAGATGTATTATCTCCCTGCGACTGTCCTAGGAGCAACAAGTAAGTAAGCACTAACTTACTTCACCCTACAACCCCTGTTAGATACAGGGGTTTTTTCATGCAAAAAGTTGTTGTCTTTAATTGCAATTTAGGGCATAATAGATGTATGAAATGTGAAAAAGGAGTTGTAATGAAAGGTTCGATTCGTATTATTATTGGTTTCCTTCTCGTGTTCGGTGCTGTTGGTGGTATGGACAATGTTCCAGATGCCCTGATGACACAGATCGCTATTGCGATTGTTGGACTCGGGTTTATGTATTCTGGTACTAAAGCAATGGAGCGTGTATAATGACTTTGGAACAAATGATTGAACAAGGTTTTACTGCAGATCAGATCTGTGCTAAACTTGGACATTCCTACGACTTCGTGATGCAAATGATTTTTCAGCGTCAAGAACTCGAGTTGGAAAAGCAGTATGAATTTATGTCTTATGCTGATGAATGTGCTAATAATGATGCACAATATTATGGAGAAATGTAATGAGAAATATTGAATATCGTGGTCAAGTGTTTGATGGTAGTCATGGTAGTCCTTTTGATCGTGGTAGTGCTGATTCCTACTATGGTCGTCCACAAGATCCTCACTGGTATCCAGATGGATCATATCGTGGTGAAAGGGTTGAACCTAAAGATATGAGCATGGCAGAACTTCGTGCTTATTTTATGGGTTATGAATACAACGAACAATTTGGTGATAAGAAAGATTGGGGTTAATATGTTGGCTTATTGTGATTACATTGCTAAGGTGATTAGTGAAGCAATGAAAAAAGATTCAGTGAATAATAGAAACTCTTACATTGATAATGTAGGAAAGACTCGCTGGGATCTAGATGAAGATAGTGGTGCATTCTTGACCACTAAAAAAACCATCTCTGTGATTGACAGAAATGGAAAAGCGTATCGTGTTACTGTTGAGGAAGTTTGATGACTGAGTTTTTGAAATGGCTTGGAACTGCACTGACGATTGCTGGTGCAGTTGCCACTGCTCTTGCGATTGATCCACTGAATGTGTATCTGTTTAATGCAGGTGCATTGACATGGTTGTGGGCAGCAACTCGAATGAAAGAAAAGAGTTTGATTGTTGTAAACGCTGGACTGCTGGCAGTTTACTTGTTTGGAATTATCTACAGGATATAATATGAAGAATAGTGAACGAGAGATTATGCTTATCACTCAAGAAGAGTGTGCTGAAGTCACACAAGCGATAAGTAAAGTATTTCGATTTGGTTTTGATAGTGAGTATAATGGTCGCACTAACAAACAGAGACTTGAAGAAGAAATTGGTGACCTAATGTGTATGTTGCAGATGATGGCTGAACGAGATCTCATTGATTGGAGTATTGTTTCTCTTGCAGCAGGTGCAAAGAAACTTAAGTTGAAAACATGGAGTAATATCAATGTTACAGATTAATAATTTATCAGCATATGAGGTAGAAATGCTAGATCATATGTGGACTCTGGAAACAGAGGAAGAATTTTTTGAGTGGTATAATTTGCTTGATGAAGACGATCAACGACTTGCAGACTATTTGCAAGAGATGATTATTCTTGCTCATGCAGAAGAAACGATAGAAGAAACACAATATAAGGATGCAAAAGAATATCTAAAGAAATTTGCCTTGCAAAAGTAGAACATGTATAATAAGACTTCAAAACCTAGAAATCCTATTGCAAAGGATCTTCGCACTCCAAAGTATCGTATGCGTACAGTGGAGAGCAAGGTTAAGTACACTCGCAATCCTAAACACAAAAAGGAGTCTTATGGACAGGACATATGAGTTATATCGAAATGGTCTGATGAGGACTGTTAAGTTTAAATCTCGCAATGTAGGAACATCTTACGAAACGATAGAATTCACCATTCATCAAACTCTAAAAGATGAGAATGGTAAAATTGTAGTTGATAATGGAAACACCTATTTCTTTTCTCCAAAAGAGTTTAAAGAATTTTTTATGCCAATTGTAAATGACTTGAAAGCACAACATGAAAACGAAACCAGCGAATCAAACACCTGAATTTAGAGAATGGCTACGAGGACTACTCCATGATGACCAAGCAAAAGATCTGTGCGTTGTGTTTACCAAAAAAGATGGTACAGAAAGAGCAATGCGATGCACTCTCTCCGAGTCCAGAATTCCGTCAGAGAAACAGCCTAAGTCGCAAGCATCAGATAGCACGACTGTTGGACAAGGAAATGACTCAGCAATTCGAGTATTTGACACAGAAAAACAAGAGTGGAGATCTTTCCGCTGGGACACAGTAAAAGAAGTGAGGTTTGACCTATGAGTGATACTATTAAAATTATTTTGGCAGTGATGCTTATCATTGTTATTCTTATATTTGGACCACTTGTTACCATTTGGTCACTAAACACATTATTCCCAGCATTGGCAATTCCATATGTTATTGAAACATGGTTTGCCACACTTTGGATATTTGGATTCTTTGCATATAAAAGGAGCAGTAAGTGAATTTAACACCTGAACAAAAGAATGAATTGCATAAAGCAATTCGTGAGATTAGTGATTCAATGACACGCACTGAAGCAGAGCGTGACTTGATTAAAGAGATTGTAAAAGATCAATCTGATCAACTACAGATTCCAAAGAAAGTTATTTCTAAAATTGCAAAAACATTTCACAGACAAAATCTTGCACAAGAAGTTGCAGACCATGAAGAGTTTGTGGAGTTGTACGAGAAAGTCACATCGAAATAACCATACACACAGTAAGGTTATTGCAATTTAGTTGTTGCCTTTTATTATGATTTGATGTATAATAGATATTATTAATGGAGGTTATAAACCTATGGCAACAGCAAAGCGTCGTATGAAAGGTCATGCTATTCTTGCATCCCGCAAAGAAATCATGGCAAACGAGCCAGTCGTTACACTGGACAACTACAGTTCTAGTCTTAATGTCGCACTGACATGGTATACAGAGCATGCAAACGAAAAACAACTTCGTAAGTTTGCTCTGGAATACTTTGCTAAGTTGGGACAGAAAGCACAAGTACTCGCAATCAATAAAGCAAGCGATTCAGAGATCCGACAGTTGGCAATCATCTGTCGTCTGAAGACTCGTGAGCAATTCCTCACTGACAAACACATCGAGTTTATCAATACAACTTCTGATGCACTTGTCACTAAGTACAAAATCGTTAAAGAAAAGAAAGCAGAAGTCGCAAAACCGACCAATGTTATTTCTATTCAAGAGCGTATGGAAGAAAAAGCCAGAGAGATTGCTGGTGAAATAGAGGGTGCTATTGACGAGTTTGTATTGACGAAAGGTAAATCTACTTTCTCAGCTAAGAACTATCTGCTATCACATTCAGTATCAGCACCCATCGCCAAAAGAATTGGTGATATGTTCGTTGGATTGTATAACGAACTCGCTGAAGCAATTGATGGTGAAGATGAACAACTTGTTGAAGGTTATTCAAACTTTACAAAACGAGAACTCAAAGCATTCCACAAGTTTGTTGGAGAGATTATCACAGACTGTCAACAGACTGTTCAAATTGCTAAAGCATCTCGTGCACCACGCAAACGCAAGTCTGCGACACCAACAAAACAGGTGAGTAAACTCAAGTTTATGAAAGAGTTTGCTGAGTTTAATCTCAAGTCATGTAAACCAGAAGACATTATCACTGCCAGTGAGTTGTGGGTATACAATACGAAATACCGTAAGGTTCAAGTTTACAAAGCAGAGATGGGTTCACTTGGTGTTAAGGGAACTACGATTATCGGATTCAGTGTCAAAGACTCATTGTCTTACACTCTGCGTAAACCAGAAGAATTCTTTAAGAACACAGCATTGGGTAAGCGTGGTCTCAATGCAGCAATCAAGAAACTAACCACTAAACCTACCACACCAAATGGTCGTATTAATGCAGAGTGTGTATTGTTGGGAGCATTTTAATTATGATTTTAGTTGATTATTCACAGGTGGCACTTGCTGCAATTCTAACCTTTCAACGAGAACTGAAAGGTGATGAAGCAGAAGTCAAAAACCTAATTCGACATGTGACACTTTCTACACTCAAGTCATACAAGAAAAAGTATGGAAAAGAGTATGGTGAGTTGGTTATCTGTTGCGATGGTCGTAAGTATTGGAGACGAGAAGTATTCGAATACTACAAAGCAGGTCGCAAAAAGATGCGTGACAATTCTGACCTGGATTGGCATCTTATTTTTGATACACTCAACGAGATGCGTCAAGAGATCGGTGAACACTTTCCATGGCGAGTGATTCATGTAGATCGTGCAGAAGCAGACGATATTATTGCAGTGCTGACTGAATGGTCGCAGAGTAATGAACTGATGCGTGTAGGGTTAACTGAAGAGCCACAGAAGATTCTAATTCTATCCTCTGACAAAGACTTCAAACAACTACAACTAACACCATTCTCTTCTGGTAATGTGCGTCAGTGGTCGCCAATGCAGAAGAAATTCATTCAAGCATCGAAACAAGAAATTATTGACTTTACAATTGAACATATTGTAAAGGGTGACACTGGCGATGGTATTCCAAATCTCTTATCCAAAGACGATGTGTTTGTCACTGGAGATCGTCAGAAACCTGTGAGTGCTAAAAGACTTGCAGAGTTTATTGAGAAAGGTATTGATGCATGTCGCAATGATGAAGAGAAACGCAACTGGCAACGAAATGCTACGCTGGTTGCATTTGACAATATCCCAGTAGAAGTCAAACAATCCATCATAGATACATACATAAGTAATAAACCAAAGGGCGATAAAATGACTGTAATGAATTATCTTATGGAACATCGTTGCCGATTATTGTTAGACGAAATCGAGGACTTTTAATGAAAAAATATCTTATAGAAATGCTGAAAGAAATTAATGAGAATCCAAAAGCAATTGATAACTACAAAAATGAATTCTTATTGAAAGTTATTTTTGCTCATGCATTTTTACCTACACATAAAATGCTACTACCAGAGGGAGAGCCACCATTTAAACCTGCTGATCAACCAATGGGTATGACTGACACAAACTTGTTCGTTGAAGCAAAGAAATTGTATGTGTTCATGCGTGAGGATCTTAAACCTATCAAAAGAGAATCATTGTTTGTAGGATTGCTAGAGGGAATTCATCCTGAAGAAGCAAAGGTATTAATTGCAGTCAAGGATCAAAAGTTGCATAAACTTTATCCAAAGATTACACACAAATTAGTTTCAGATGCAGGTATTATTCCAGCACCTGCAAAGAAAGTTGCCTTGCAAGATAAAGAGTAGTATAATTAACCTTATTATGAATGGAGTGAACTATGCCTAACTGGTGTTACAATACAGCAACATTTTATCACGAAGATAAAACTGTCATCGATGGTTTCGAACAGGAACTATCAAAAGAAGAACCACAACCACTAAACTATTTACGACCAAATCCATCTGGTGATTGGGAATATGATTGGTCTGTTTCTAATTGGGGAACTAAGTGGGACATTTCTCCGCATGATTGGGAACGAGAGGATGATAACACAATTGTAATGCACTTTGATAGTGCGTGGTCTCCTCCAATTACCATCTACGAATTCCTATCAGAAAATGGTTGGAGTGTTCGTGCATACTATCATGAACCTGGAATGGCATTTGTTGGTCGCTACGAAGATGGTGACGATGACTACTACGAGTATGACATCACAGATCGTGAAGTGTGCGAGAATTTACCTGAAGACATTCTAGACTTTAGTGGTATTATGGATGATGTAGAGCGATATGAGGAAGAACAATATGAAGAGTCTATCGCTGATTTGGAAAGAACAGACTGGTTTACAGTAGAAACTAATCCAGATAAAGTTGGACGATATGAAGTCAAACGCAAAGATTGGGAATATGTCTACATGTCTAACTGGGATGGTAAAGAATGGGAGCAGGAAGATGTTGCTTTCTGGAGAGGTGTAACAGAAAATCCAGAGTGGGATCCTGTCGCAGAATTAGATAAAATTGTAGCACCAAAATGAAACCATACGAAGAAGTCGTTGAGGGTTGGGTACGAGAATTCATCACAACAATGGATGGTGGTTGGCTCCGTCCAGGAGATCAGTCTGGTGTAGAGCCACTCGGTGTTAAGATTATCTTTGATGGATATGGTTATAGTGAAGATAGTAATGAAGATGACAATGAAAATGTGATGTCATTCGCTGTGTTCGTGCACAAAGATTCTCTCAATGGAGAAGAATTCCCTGAGCATGAACAGACTCCATGGGCATTGGTTCATCGTCCGAAAGATGAAGTTTGTATTTGGGTATGGTATACAGTTGACACTGATGAGATTGAAGTGATACCATTTGAAGATGGTTCTACAGAATTAGATCATGAGTTAATTTATGAGATTATTGACAAACTTGACAAGGGTGAGTACGAGTAAACTACTCGTTGCATTACTCTTTTCTAGCAATGCTTATGCACTCGATGTATCATTTGGCACTGGTGAGGATAAAGATTGTAACATAGCCAAAGCATTTGCAATTAATAATGCACTTGAATACTATGCTGAAAAAGAATTCGAGGTAAAGAAACGACACACTTGCAGAGAAGTAAATTCTGATGGTGTGGTTTGCGAGTTTATCAAGAGAACAGAAGTAGAATCAAATGGTGTTCTAAAGAAAGTTCTCAACGAGAAAGTTAAACGAAATCGCAATACATGTATTGTTGAAGTAAAGATTGAGATTGAGCAATCTAGGATACTTCGTGGTGATATTGTAAACGCTAAAGAAATTGCAATTGATGGTGAACGATACAACTTTGATGTTGTAACAAAAGAGCCATTGTATGTATATCTGTTTAACGCATATGAGAATAAGATTAAACTGATGTATCCTTATGACAACTCGAGTAATCTTTTACACGGAACATTAAGACTACCAGACAACAACTGGTGGCAAGCAGATTTACCAAAGGGTATGAATCAAAGCGAGGAAACTGTAATGGCAGTATTCTCAAAAGAAAAGATATCTTTCGGTAAAACTATGGACAAAGACGAAATCTATCGCCAGATTGCATCTATGCCCATGTATACAAGAAGAGTAGTATATCACAATTTTGTAATAAAACGGAGAAAGTGAAATGAGAATCAAAATGATTATGACATATATCATGGCTTGTGCACTCGGATTAATATCAGTTGGTTGTTCAACATTCAGTAAAGATCCCAACAAAACTGTTGAGATTCCAGCGAACAAACTGGATAATATTCCGCAGTGGTATCTTGCAAAAGATCCAGACGATAAGAAACATATCGTTGTTGTTGCGACAGATGTATCTCGTGACATGCAGTTTGCGATTGATAAGGCAACACTCAATGCAAAAATTCAGTTGGCATCTCGCCTAAGAACTGATGTTGATTCGTTGACTCGTGAAACTACACTCGAATCTGGTAATGCTGGTTCTGGTAATGTAGAGCGAGAAATCGATCGTGTGTCAAAGGTTCGTGTAAAACAAGCAATGGGTTTCTTTAAACGAGAGAACATCGCTGTGTTTAAAGAGGGCGATAACTATCGAGCATATGTTCAGTACAAGATTGCTGTTGAAGACATGCAACAATTTAACAAGAAAGAGAACACTAAATCTCGTGAAGAGCGTTTGAAAGAGTTGGATGGCGAGAAAGTATCTACCAATTCAACCGATTCAAATTTAGTTGCTGCAGCTGACGCACAGTTGCTTGATGTGAATAATGAAGAGTATAAGCGTCGTCGTGCTGAAGCAGTGCAAAAACCTAATGCAGTTGTAGGACAATATACAATTCGATGATATGAAACAGAAATGGATTGATGCATTTATGGACACAGCCGAGCGTTTTGCTCAGCTGTCCAGTGCAAAACGATTACAAGTTGGTGCAGTTGTCGTAAAAGACAATCGTATCATATCAATTGGATATAATGGAATGCCATCTGGATGGGACAATACTTGTGAGAATGTTGTCCAACATTCAGATGATACTGTCAGTTTAGTTACAAAAGATGAAGTGATTCATGCAGAAGCAAATGCAATTAGTAAATTAGCAAAGAGTGGCGATAGTGGCAATGGTGCAGATATATTTTGCACTCATGCTCCCTGCATTCATTGTGCGAAAATCATTTATGGAGCAGGAATAAGTAAATTATACTACCGTGAATCATACCGAGATACAGATGGTATTGATTTTTTAACAAAATGTAACATAGAAGTGGAGAAAGTATGAAAACAGTTGGTGATAAGTTAGAACCATTCGTGGTGACTGGTGTGAATCCTGGAAGTGATCAATTTTTTGACATTACAGAGAAATCATTTGAAGGAAAGTGGAAAGTTATTGTATACTATCCAAAGGATTTTACATTCGTATGTCCTACAGAAATCGTAGCATATGATAAGTTATTCCAAGACTTTGCAGATCGTGATGCAGTATTGCTAACTGGTAGTACAGACAATGAGTTCTGTAAACTAGCATGGCAACGTCATCATGAAGATTTGTCTAAGATTAAGCACATTCAGTTTGCTGACACTCAG